TGGATGATGGTTCAAAAGACGACAAAGAATTTGAACGAAGACTACAACTTGCTGATCGTATCCTAAAAGATCGTGAGCTTGAATTAAAATATAACCAAACACAAGGACAACCGAATGGTAACGCAACGCCAACTGGAGGAAGTAGTCAACCAAGTGAATCAGAGCTACAAGGCTTTGATACATCGGATAGAGGTGCTGGAGGCAGCATTAGACAACCAACAGGCCTCTAATACCACAAAACGTAAGAAAACACAAGAAAAATCTTGACTTTTTTAGACTTTTATGGTATAATAGGTAGTATATAATGAATAAAGAATTAGAACAATACTATCGTGAGATGTTCCAGTTATTCAAGACGGATGGCTGGACTACTCTCCTGACTGACCTCAAGGCCAATGCAGAAACAATAGACTCTGTAGAACACACCAAAGGCCTTGAGGAACTTTTTTTCCGCAAAGGACAACTAAACATTATTGGTACTCTTTTGAACTTAGAGGAAACTACTCTCAACTCTTTTGAAGAGCTAGACAACCCTCAGGAAGAACAGGATTACGATGCTTAAAGTATTTGATTTTAAATGTCCAGACGGACACGTTAATGAACACTATGTAAAAGGCGACACCGAAACAGTTGATTGTAAAAACTGCGGTAGGCCTGCTACTAGGCAATTAGCTATGCCTCGAAGTTTGTTAGACCCTATATCTGGGGATTTTCCTGGAGCTACTATTAACTGGGCAAGACAACACGAAGCGAAAGCTAAAAAAGGCGACTTGTAGCCCTTTATAGGTAAACTACAGTCATTTTGTTTATCTCCACAATGCAAAGGCACGGAGTTTAGTATGGCAGCACAAATCATCGACAATGATGAAACTCAGTACGAAAGTGAACACTTAGATAACAATGATCTACCTGAGTACGAAGAATCGGAAGTAAACCCTGAAGAGGCAACTTTACAACCTGAAGAACCTGTTGAAGAAGAAACAACAACAGACATTCCTGATAAATACCAAGGCAAGTCCTTAGAGGACGTAGTGCGTATGCACCAAGAAGCCGAGAAGTTATTAGGTCGTCAGTCTTCTGAAGTAGGAGAACTTCGTAAGGTAGTAGATGATTATATCTCAAGTACAATTCAACAACCTACTGAAAACACGGAAAAAGAAGAAGAGATAGATTTTTACACTGAACCTGAGAAAGCTATTGCTCAGGCTATTAATAACCACCCTAAGCTGAAAGCAGCAGAAGAAGTTACACAGGCTTTTGCTAAACAAAACGCTATGCAGCAGCTACAAAGCAATCATCCCGATATGCAAGAGATACTAGCGGATGAAAAGTTTGCAGAGTGGATTAAGGGTTCTAAGATTCGTACACAATTATTTGTACAAGCAGATCAAGGTTATGATGCCGAAGCAGCTAACGAACTTTTCAATCTTTGGAAAGAACGTAAAGCCGTAGTGTCTCAGACAGTGGAAGCTGAAAAAGCTGGAAGACGACAGGCTGTCAAAAGTGGGTCAACGGGTTCTGCAAGAGGAAACCCAGATTCTACGTCCTCCAAAAAGTTCTATCGCCGTGCTGATATTATTAAACTTATGAAAACTGACCCAGATCGGTATATGGCACTATCGGACGATATACAACAAGCATATGCTGAGGGAAGGGTCAAATAGCTATTATTATAGGAGAAATTTAAAATGGCTACTAGTACTTATCCTTCAATGACAGGCGCTGTAGATAATACTTCCGCAGCTAGTTTTATCCCTGAGATTTGGTCTGACGAAGTTGTTGCTGCTTATGAGCAAAACCTAGTCCTAGCCCCTCTCGTTAAGAAAATGTCCATGCAAGGCAAGAAAGGCGATACTATCCATATCCCTAAGCCTACTCGTGGTACTGCTAATGCTAAAGCTGAAAACACTGCTGTTACCATTCAGAATGCAGTAGAATCAGAAGTTATTGTCAACATCGACAAGCACTTCGAATATTCTCGCATTATTGAAGATATTACTGAAGTACAAGCTCTTGCTTCCCTGCGTCAGTTCTACACTGGTGATGCTGGTTACGCTCTAGCCAAGCAAGTTGACGACGATCTATTTACCCTAGGTAAGTCTTTCGGTGATGGTGATGGTTCTGATTGGACTCACTCTAAGTCTTTCATCAATGGTGGCTCTGGTGCTCTAAGTGCCTATGCTGGTTCTACTGACTCTGGTTCTGCTTTCGATGATGCTTTCTTGCGTTCTTTGATTCAAGAATTAGATGATGAAGACACCCCAATGGACAACCGCTTCCTAGTTGTACCTCCTGCTTTGCGTAACGCAATCATGGGTATTGACCGCTACGTTAGCTCTGACTTCGTAAATGGTCGTGGCGTTGTTAATGGTAAGATCGGTGAGTTGTATGGTGTAGACGTATTCGTTTCTACTAACGTACCTACTCTAGCTACTGGTGTTCGTGGTGCTATCTTGGGTCATAAAGACACCATGGTACTTGCTGAACAGCAGGGCATCCGTTCTCAGACTCAGTACAAGCAAGAGTTCTTAGGCACTCTTTACACTGCTGATCGTCTATATGGTACTAAGGTACTACGTCCTGAAACTGGTATTGTTGCTGCTGTTGCAGGCTAATAACCAGTAAAACTAAGGGGGCTTTTTAGCCCCTTTTTGTTCTTTTTTTGATAAGGGGTTGTAAATGGCAATTTATAGGGGTACAGGTGGTAGTGGTGACGCAACTAATGACGCTACTATAACAGAAGTAACACAACAAGCGGTAAACGCCTCTGAATCTGCTGACGCTGCTGCTGCTAGTGCGACTTCGGCTGCCAGTAGTTCTGCTTCCGCTTTAACTTCAAAAACCGCAGCACAAACCTCAGAAACAAACGCAGCTACTAGCGAAACCAATGCTAGTAACTCAGCAAGCGCAGCATCCACTAGTGCTACATCAGCATCTAATAGTGCTACTGCTGCTTCTACTTCAGAATCTAACGCATCTGCATCAGAAACTAATGCTGCTGCAAGTGCGTCCTCAGCATCTACCTCAGCTACCGCAGCATCAGGTAGTGCTACAACAGCTTCAACAAAAGCCAGCGAAGCAGCTACATCAGCTTCTAATGCTTTAACCTACAAGAATGCCGCAGAAGCTGCTAAGACTGCCGCAGAAACCGCAGAGACTAATGCAGAGACAGCAGAGACTAACGCTGCTTCAAGCGCAACTGCGGCTGCTGGTTCAGCCACGTCCGCATCTGGTTCGGCTACTACTGCAACTACTAAAGCTAGTGAAGCGTCTACAAGCGCATCTAATGCAGCTACTAGTGAGACTAATGCAGCAACTAGTGAAACTAATGCAGCTACGTCAGAGACTAATGCTGCCTCTAGTGCTACTTCTGCGTCAACTAGTGCAACCTCAGCTTCTACTTCTGCTTCTACTGCTACTACTAAGGCATCTGAAGCAGCTACTAGTGCATCTACAGCAACAACTAAAGCTAGTGAAGCATCTACTTCTGCTTCTAATGCAGCCACTAGTGCGACTAACGCAGCAACATCGGCTACAAACGCAGCAGCTTCTTTTGATTCTTTTGACGATAGATATTTAGGTTCAAAGTCTTCTGAACCAACAGTAGACAACGATGGTGATGCTTTATTAACTGGTGCTTTGTATTTTAACTCTACTACAAACACCATGAAGGTTTACTCCGGCTCTTCTTGGCTAGACGCTTACGCTACTTTGTCTGGCGCACTACTAGCCACTAATAATCTTTCTGACTTAAATAACGCTGCAACCGCACGAACTAATTTAGGTTTAGGAACAGCAGCTACTACAGCTTCTACAGATTATGCTACGTCTGCTCAAGGTACTACTGCTGATAATGCTTTACCTAAAGCTGGTGGCACAATGACAGGAGACTTAGACTTTAATGATAACGTCAAGGCTAAGTTTGGTAATAGTGATGACCTACAGATTTATCATGATGGTACAAATAGCTACATCAAAGAAGCAGGAACTGGTGA